GCTTGCAGGCTTGCTTTCTAAAAATATTGTTATTGAAAGAAAAGAGTCATCAGGAGATTTAGATAGGTCTTTTACTTGGGATGGCGATGGTATTTATTTTTAATTGCTATATGTTATAATTGTAATAACGCTATTGGAGGCACTATGAACATATTATTTTTAGTTACCGCTTTTGTTTTAGGATATATATCTTGCTACATCTTTATGACTGCTGGAGTTAGACAAGATAATGATTAAGTATATTAGGTTTATTATTAAGCAAAAGTTTTTGAATAGGAAAAAGAAAAAAGGAAGGGCAATCTATTAATGCCTTATCAAGTTTTTAATTTAGAGTTTGATCCCTCTGAGTTATTTGAAGATGGACTTATGCATCCACCTCATGATTATAAAACCGACATGTATTCCTATAAGTTAAACAGTGATGGGTTTAGATCTGTAGAGTTTTCTGAAAAGCCAAATGTATTGACACTAGGATGTTCTTGTACTTTTGGCACTGGTCTGCCAGAAAAACTGACCTGGCCTTCACAGTTACAAGGCTTGCTCGGAGATAATTATTTAGTAGGAAATTTAGGGGATCATGGAAGTTCAATAATGAAAGCAGTATCTCATTTTTTTTTATATATTAAAAAATATAATTATCTGCCAGAATATCTTTTATGTAATTTTCCAGATTTTGAAAGATTTTATTTCATTAATGACTATTTAGACAAAATGAATAACAAATATTGGGTTAACGATAACTTAAAAACTAAAGATAAGGCACCATTTAATTGGGAAAAGATTATTCCAGTACAATGGATCAATTGGTCAAATCTAGATCATATAAAAATGCTAGAGCAGTTTTGCTATTTTACTGGAATTAAAATGGTATGGACATCTTGGTCAAATAATATTGAGCCCAGCCTAGATGAATGTTTAAATCAAGAGTTTATGTTTTATAAGAAAGATCCAACAAAAATTATTTTTGGATCACAATTTGAGTTTGGTGATTTTAATAGAACCACATTAAAAGATTTAGAAAATGTCTACAAGATGGATGGATATGATGAAATATTGTGTCATCAAGAAATAAAAGATAAGAACTCAGAGGTTTTTCATCACGCATATGACCATGGAAATGTAGAACCACCATTTGCACCTCATCCTGGTAGCCATAAGAATGCTCATTGGGCAGATTTCTTTTATAAAGAGATGAATATCAAGCCATAACTTGACTCCTAGTTGTCTGCTTGCTATACTTATAGTATGCACCAGTAGCCAAGTTGGTTAAGGCCCCGAACTCATAATTCGGTTATCGTAGGTTCAAGTCCTACCTGGTGTACTATGCATCTGTAACTCAGTTGGTTAGAGTACCCGCCTTATATGCGGAGAGCCGAAGGTTCAAGTCCTTCCAGATGTACTATACCTCTGTAACTCAGCGGAAGAGTAGCGGACTTCTAATCCGTTTGTCGCAGGTTCGATTCCTGCCAGGGGTGCTAGATGCTATACTTATATAGCATAATGGCCCATAACTCAGTTGGTAGAGTGCCGAACTGTTAATTCGGATGTCCCAGGATCGAAACCTGGTGGGCCAGCAACAGGTCTCCATGGTCTAGTGGCCTAGGACTCCACCCTTTCACGGTGGCAACACGGGTTCGAATCCCGTTGGAGATACATGATAATACTAGGTGTTAATGAAACAACACACGATGCCTCTGTATCCCTTATAAGGGATGGAGAAATACTTTTTGCTGGACATGCAGAAAGATATAGCAAAGTAAAAAATGACTGGTTTACAAATAACGATCTAATTAAAAATGCTCTTGAGTATGGTATTCCTGATAGGATTGCCTACTACGAAAAGCCTTTACTTAAGAAACTCAGAGTAAAGACTAAGGGTGGATTTGGAGGTGGTAAGCCATACTATAAGTCATCAGTTTTGCGTGACATTCCATCTACAAATTTTGGACATCACTATTCACACGCTGCTGCAGGGTATTACACAAGTGCATTTAATGATGCATGTATTGTTGTTCTTGATGCAATTGGAGAGTTTAATACCTCAACAGTATGGGTTGGAGAAGGTGACAAGATTAAATTAAAGTATAAGCAAAATTATCCTGTTAGTTTTGGATTATTTTATTCTGCATTTACGCAACTCATTGGACTTATGCCAAATCAAGAAGAGTATATTATGATGGGTATGGCTGCTTATGGTGATTGGAAAAAATATTATAGAGAGGTTGATGAATACTTTCCCTCTTATTCAAAACAAAAACAAAATCTTCATTATGGGGTAAATGATTGGGGATTTGAAATAACAGAGCAGGATAAATTTGATATTGCAGCAGCGGTTCAAATGGTTTATCAGCAAAGACTTAATGATTTTATGCACATGGCTTATTCAATAACTGGTAAAAAGAACTTAGTATTTATGGGTGGGTGTGCCCTAAACTCATCTGCTAACACACTTCTATGGAATATCTTTGATATGGTTTGGATTATGCCAAATCCTGGTGATGCAGGGTCTTCTCTTGGTGCAGCAGCGGCTATGTATGGAAAACATATTAATTGGAAAACTCCATACCTTGGGTATGATCTTGGTGGAGAATACCCAGTAAATGAAATACTTACAGAAATTTTAAAGAATAAGATTGCTGCGGTTGCAACAGGAAGAGCGGAGTATGGTCCTAGAGCATTAGGAAACAGAAGCATACTTGCTGATCCAAGAGATCCGAATATTAAAGATAAGGTTAACCTGATTAAACAAAGAGAGTTATTTAGACCTTTTGCTCCAGTGGTTATGGCTGATCATGCCTCTAAGTGGTTTGATATGGACTTTCAGAGCCCTTATATGCAGTATACCGTCAAATGTCTACAGCCTGAAAAGATTCCTTCAGTAGTTCATGCAGATGGGACTTCAAGAGTTCAAACTGTTACAAAAGAACAGCATCCAGGATTGTACAGACTGCTAAATAAGTTTTATTTACAAACTGGGGTGCCAATACTACTGAATACTAGTTTAAATATTAAAGGTCAACCGCTTTTAAATGATGAAAAAGATATTGTTGAGTGGGAGAGCATGTACAATACAAAAATAATAACTGGAAAGACTAGTTAAACTGTTTCTCGTTTAACTCTTGAATTAGTACATTTACATCAGAAAAATGTAGTTTCTTCATATCTGGTGGTGGAGACATAACAGCCCCATTAGTAACAACATTATCCAAATATGGAAATTTTGTAGACTCTTCCTGTCCAATTAAAGTATATTTTATCTTGCAGTGCTTAAGGTAGTACCAAAAATCATAACCCCAGGAGTTTGTTGTGAGGATTATGCTTGCCTTTGTTTCTGGTTTTGCCCAGCAGAAGTTAAAGACATTACTTCCATTTATACCAGCCAGTTCTGTTGCATAAAAGCACTCGCTTAATTGATCAATAAGTGACATTTTATTAAAATTCATAATAGAGTATCCTTTATCAATAAAGTATTCTATTAGCCTATCTTCACTGTCATAGCCTCTACCAACTGGCAACCTTCTAAAGTTTATATACTTCTGATCTTCCTCAGAATACTTAGATATATCTGTTGGGGTATATGTGTATGGTATTCTTGCAGAATATATCTTCTTTGGTTCTTTTTCAACAATAAATGGCTGAATTGCTTTTTTCAATGAATCTATCATTAGTGGTCTATACTCCCAACATTCTGGATGAGTGAACCACCTAAGATCTTGCTGTATATCGTATGGGACTATCCGATCCTGATTCCATTGTGACCTAGTTGGAAGATGTATGACTTCTTCAAAAATATAATTTTGATTCTTTATGTCTAAAATATCCTCATACTTAACATTATAAAAATCTAATACGTTTTGCATATAATCTTTATCTATATTAAGATATCTATCGATAGTATACATGTTATCATTTGAACAAAAAACTATTTTTATATCAGGGTAAACTTCTTTTATAGTTTCATAGTGTGCCATTGTGTCTAAAACAGCATGGTAGTAGTCATTGGCAGCAGGAGCAAGGAATACTTTACCTGCTATGTAGGTGTGCCCCTCATCTGGCTGATTAGTAAATTTTAAATCATAAATATGGATGGCTGGCAGTGGTATTAATGCAAAGTCTTTTAGTTCTGACTTGCCAAAAGAGTAAACATCTTTATCTTGATTTCCCAGAATCTTCTTCATATGCTATAATTATATCAGAACCTTAAAGGAGAGTAATGAATATAGTAGTGCCAATGGCTGGTCTTGGCTCCAGGTTTCGAAATGTAGGAATAGAAACACCAAAGCCTTTAATCTTGGTAGAAGACAAGCATATAATACAGCATGCAGTTGACTCTCTTGGTATCGATGGTAAATATATTTTTATAACAAGAAAATATGATAATGCAGAATACAATAACACTTTAACAAAAATATTAAAAGACTTAGTGCCAAACTGTATAGAGATACAGGTGGATCGGGAGCAATATGGAGCAGCAGATGCTTGTCTATATGCAGAAAAACATATAGATAATAACGAGCCACTTATAATAACTAATTGCGATCAACTTTTAAGGTGGGACTCTCAGGAATTTTTAGATGAAATAAAGTTAAATGAGCCTGATGGTGCTATATCAATATTTAGTTCTACTGATAGTAAAAATAGTTTTGCAATAATTGAAGATGGATGTGTAATAGAACTAGCAGAAAAGAAGGTAATTAGTGATAATGCCCTAATGGGAATTCATTATTGGAAACATGGAAAAGACTTTGTCAAGTCAGCCAAAAAACTGTTAACTGAATATAAAACCATAGGATTAAAGGAGTGTTATATTTCTAACACATACAATTACCTTATTGAGGATGGTATGTATATTATGCCTTTCTATATGAAGAAGAACTCTTTTATCCCGCTTGGAACTCCAGAAGATGTAAATATTTATGAGGCAAAAGTAAAAGAGTTTTACACAGAAAAGCCAAAGACAATTTTTTGTGATATTGACGGAACAATAATCAAGCATGCTCATAGGTTTAGTCATATTGGTAAGGAAGACCCCGTAGACTTAGATGGCGTAATAGACAAGTTTAATGAGTGGGACTCAAAAGGCCACAAGATAATCCTAACTACTGCAAGAAAAGAGTCTGCAAGGTACATAACAGAAAAGCATCTTAGCGATTTAGGATTCTGTTGGGATTATCTTCTTATGGGTATGACCAGCGGGACAAGGTTATTAATAAATGATAAGTTGCAGGATATAGATAGTGATAGATCAGTTGCAATTAATGTTATTACAGATTCTGGCTTTACCTCTATAGATTGGGATCAATACGGACTATGAAAATTATGAAATTAGAGGACTCTGAGCGAGGATGGTTTGTTGGAAATTTTTCAAAGGCTGCATTTCAAACTGATGCATGTGAAGTATCATATAAGCATCACTCTATGGGTGAGTTTTGGCCCTTGCACTATCAAGAGGTTATAACTGAGATTAACCTTTTAACTCATGGACAAATGAAGATGCATGGTAAAATACTAAACCCTGGTGACATATTTATATTATATCCATACGAAATTGCTGATCCTGAATTTATTACTGACTGCGAAGTAGTTTGTGTAAAGGTTCCAGGAATTACCAATGACAAGGTTGTTGTAGAAAAAATATGATAACACTTACACATGGAGATGTATCAAAGATTCCACTTGAGGGTTATAAGTCTCCTCTCTATCACATAAAAAATGTGACATTTAATGGTATAACAGAAAATAATGTCTTTATTCCTGGGAACTCGTTTATTATTAATGCTGACAATTGGCAGTATGCCCATGTAATTCAAGAATGCATAGGCCATTACGAATTTTTAAGACAGTATATCCCAGATTTAAAAATATACTTTGTATTGCCAACTACCCCAAGCCCTGATATTTTTGAAAATCAAAATGAATATGGGGCATTAGTTTTTAGAGACCTATTATTAAAGTATAATATTAAAAAAGAAGATATACTTGTATACTCTGAATCTCTAACATTTGAAAATATATATTATGTATTTAATTTTTTTACATTTGTTATAAAAGATTATATTGAGTCCAACCCAGTTATTCATAGCCATCTCCATGAAGACTTTAAGATGCAAAGAGAGACTGCAAAAATTGTTAGTGAACTTTTTGTTCCAGAAAAAATAAGACTTCCTAAGAAAAGTAAAATTTTTATTTCAAAAAGAAAAGCAGATAAGTTTTATGAAAAATTTATGGAAAAGAAGGCACAGTTAAGAATTGATTACCCAGATGATGATGAGTTTCTTGTACAACTTAAAAAACTACAGGGACAAAATGATCTTGGTGCAATGGAAAAAAACTACGAAATCAGAAGGTATAGTGGACAAAAAGAAATAGAAGATTTTTTTGAAGAGCGTGGATACGAGATAGTCTTTACTGAAGATCTTGGCTTATTTCAACAAATTAACAAATACTATAATGCAAGCCATATAGCATCAATTAACGGTACTGGATGTTACAATGCAATATTTGCAGATAGAAATACAAAAGTTTTTATGATTAATACACATGGCGAGTTCTATTGGTTTTTTGATTATTTACTTAAAGATAGACTTGGAGAAGACAATGTCTTTGTTTTTCCTAAATTAGATGCAAGTATAAAAGAAAATGTTCCAGTTGAAAAAATTATGGAAGAGTTAAGAAAAATAGAGCATCTAATATGAAAATAATAGCACACAGAGGTAATATAAACGGTCAAGATATAGAAAATGAGAATAGCCCCCTGCACCTAAATAATGCAATTCAGCAGGGCTTCGATGTAGAGGTTGATGTTTGGGTTATTGGTAATGACATGTTCTTTGGACATGATGGCCCACAGCATGCCGTTAATAAGTCCTACATAGCCGATATAGGGCCTCGTGGATGGTTTCACTGTAAGAATCTAGGTGCTTTAGAATACTTTAAAGATAATTTTAATAGTCTTAATTATTTTTGGCATCAAGAAGATGATTTTACTTTAACTAGTCAGGGATATATATGGACATACCCAGGTAAAAATATAACAAAAAATTCTATAGTTGTTATGCCTGAAAGAGTTAAGAGTTCTATACCTGATAATATTATCCCGTATGGTGTGTGTACAGATTTTTGCTTACAGTTGGCTAAAAGCATCAAATAGTTTTTTTATGTTTTACTTCGTAAGGTGCAATTTTAGATTTAATGCGACCATCTTTGTATAGTCTTACAATCCAGCCATCTTTAATCTGAATAGGATTAAACGCTGTTGCTTTTTTCTTTGGCATTATTCCTCTACTCTGTGTATCTCTTTGGTTGACTTTGTGTAGTCTTTACCAATCCCTGCAAAACTTCCAAGATCTTCAACTAACTCATCAGACTTTCCAACTGGTATGCAATTAGGAACCATTTGTCCGCCTTGCTCCTTCATACCTCTTTGAACATATCCATCCCAGCACGGTGCTTGCTTTCCCTGGTAGGTATTTGTTGGCATCATTGAATCATCTGTCTTGCCAATAGATGCGTCATACATAGCCATTGCAACCTCTGAATCCTCTGGCTCAACCATAAGTGGTGGGATCTGTACATACATTGACATTGCACATGCAGTATAAAGTCTTGTCGCTTCCCAGAATCCACTTTCTTCTTGTTCAAATAGTTGAATCATAACTGCAGGATTTTCTGCTGTTGCTTGCATGTAGTACTCTGTCTCAGGGTTTCCAAGAGCACCTTCATACATAACATGAACAACCTGTCCTATATGGGTATCTCCTTCTCCACCATGGGAGGTCATTGCAAAATCGCCTTCTTTTAACATATAACCATTATAGCATGCCGTTAAGTCTATTATGGGTCCTTATTCTATGGCAGTTAGCACAAACCACCTCACACTTTTCTATCTCTTTCTTGATAGCCTTCCATGAAAAACCATCATGAATCATCCTTGATACATTGTATTTTTTGTCTCTGATGTGGTCAAAATCTAAGATTATATGATTACCAACACCACAGTCTACACAGCCAGAATCCTCTTTTATCTTAGCCAGCATCTTCTTATACTGCTGCTTATTGTAATGGTCTAACTCTTTGTCAGTCATTGATATTATTATACCGCAAAATATTAGGTCCCACACAAGCAATTCACCTGACTTGCGCCACGGTCTCTATCCAATGGGTAACTAATCCATCACTAAGGTCCTGTGTGGGACACTTCTATTATACTCCTACTTTGAACTTATCTCTGCTGCTCTTGCTTTTGAGAACTTTAGCATAGTACCTCTGATTGGGGAGTAGCCAAGATCTTCAGCCTTCTTGCCACAGGTATCAAGCATGAAGTTAAAGAACTTTTTAACTGAATCATTCTTCGAGTTCTTTTCTTTGTATGCTACACCGTAGGTAAATGTGGATATGTTGTAGGATAGTTTGTTAGGATTTTTATAGTTAATCTTAACTACACCACTTTTATCTGGAACAAAGTCTCCAAGGAATACTGACGCTGCACTTACTGTTGGTTGGATAAACCTTCCAGCCTCATTCTCAACAGATACTGTCTTTAGCCCTCTTGCATATGATATCTCATTGTATCCAATAGATCCATTTGTTGTTCCTTGTACCATTGCAATTCCATGAGACCCAGAAGCGCTGGTCATATAACTCTTAGATATATCTCCAGGGAATGCAGTACCAAAGTTTTTATTCCCTGGTTTGTTCCATATAGTTGGAGCAACTGCATTAAGGTATGAAGTAAAAACCTCTGAAGTTCCAGAGCCATCAATACGGTATACAACTCTAATCTTTGTTGCTGGTATCTTTGGTAGTCTTGTTCCTATTAGATTTTCTTTTAGTATTTGTGGATCATTCCACATTGTTATTTGTCCCGCAAAAACTTTAGCAAGTGTATCCCTACTCATCTTAATCGTAACTCTATATCCATCAAGTTTATAGATTACTCCAATTGGTCCTGCCACTAATGGTACATACGTAAATTCTTTTGATGGCTTAACTTCTGATCCAGAGTATGGCACATCTGACATAGCAAAGTCTGTTACACCATTTGAAAACATATTTTTTCCAGCACCTGAGCCAGATGCTCCATACACAACAGAGTCTCCTGTTGATTTCATAAATTCGACCCTGCATCTGTCTATAAAGTTAGCAGCAAATGTGGATCCAGCACCTTGAAGGTTATCAGCATGTGAAGGGGTAATAAAAAAAGCATTAGCAAATATGGCTAATGCTACTGGTAAAGCAATGAATTTAAATTTCATACTTATAGTATATAGGACAAGACTATAAAATTTTGTTATAATCGGTAAACTAAGAATTAAATTTAGATGAATAATGAGCAGTTTATAGACTTACTCAGGTCCCCCAAGTTGCGACCTTGGGCTTATCCGTACTCAGCAATAGGGTTGCTTAAAAAGCAACTGCATGTATCATGACGGAATAATCCATTATACTACTGAATTTCAATAGTCTTTGGAAGTTTGTCTTCTGGGATCTGCTTTTCAAGTCTGACATCTAAGATACCGTCCTTGAATTCAGCCCCAATAACTTCAACAAACTCAGGAAGGGTGAAGATATCTGTGAACTTACGGGCTGCAATGCCCTTGTGTAGATACTCTGCTCCCTCTGGTAACTCAGCGTCCTGCTTCTCGCCCTTAATTGTAAGTTTGCGATTGTCTAGCGATACTGAGACATCATCCTTAGAGAATCCAGCCAAAGCAAATGAAAGAATATATTCTGTATCATTTAGTTTGATTTGGTTATAAGGTGGATAGTTTGTTGTTGTTACCTTCTGAAAATTTGAGAAGGTGTTAAAAAATGGATCATTAAAAAGATCCAATGGTAGTTTTGCCATGTTATTCCCCTTTCAAGCGAATAAATTAATCTACCCCCCTTTTGGGCAGGTACAAATATTATAGCATAGAAAAGCAGGCCCGTCAAATAACAGGCCTGCCAGTCTATAGTAAAATTACTTTACTTGGTGAGTTGGCTTTCCTCCGCCAGATGACTTCTTTGCAGGAGCCTTCTTTACTACCTTTGCAGACTTAACTGCTGCATCTACTTCATCAACTGAAGGCATTCTTCCAAACGCCTTGTCTGAAGGGTTTACTGCTCTCAATACAACTGGTACTAGTGCACCAAGTAGTGAGTATGCAAGAGTTTGTGGATCCGTAACACCAGATGCGTACATTGCTGTTCCTGCTCCAAGTACTGATCGTCCGTATGACGCTAGTGCTGCTTTAATTTGTTCATTCATTTTTATTCCTCCTAGGATATGAATTTGGTTAGTACTGTGAAACCAACCCATAAACCAATAATTCCTGCGACTCCCGCAAAAACTGGTGGTGCTGGGACTGGTAATTTGAATGCAGCAAAGACTACGCCACATCCAAAACCTGTTAGTGTTGATAATATAATATCTTTCATTTATAATCCTTTTCTATTAACTCTTTATGATGACCAGAACATACATCAATGATGTTAGACTCTGTGGCATATATCTTTTCTGCTTCAGTCTCACATCCGACTACGTGGCATGAATAAAAAGCGTCATAGGCCAGGTCTTCTGGTGATTTAAACTTTATCATTGTTCTCCC